TGCCACGCAGCGCCATGTTCACAACCACGAACTTGAGGAAGTTCAGCATGGTCATGTAGGGGTTCGGCTTTCGCAGCAGCTTGAGCATGCGGTCGCTTCCGGTCACCAGTGACCGGCCGCCGTCCTTGTCTTCGTAGAGCTTGAGCGGGAGACCGCTCAGCGATTCGGAAAGAATCTTGACGCATGACCAGACCATGCTGATGGACAAGGCGGTTTTCGCGGATACCCGCACGCCCGCCTTTGTGCGCTTGCCGCCCACCTCTAGGTCAACCTCGACATAGTCGCCCGTGGCCGGGTCGGTGTAGCCGAAGAAGCCCCAGGTCGTGGGGTTGTACCATTTGAATGCCATGGTCAGCCTACTAATCCGAAGAAGCCGTGGTTGAGATAGTCGTCGAGGCCGCCTAGGGCCTCAGGGTTGAGGGCCATCAGCGACACGGCGTTGAAGGTGGCCATGAGCGGGTCAATCTTTGCGGTACCGGAAGCCTGCTTGGTGATCAGGAAGGCGTTCGCCGAAGGCACGCCCTTGGCATTCCCGCAGGACCACGCCATGAGCGGCTGGCCGCAGTGGATGAGCGTGCCCTCGGCAAGTCGTCGCTCGGTCGTCTTGATCGCGCCGGTGAGCTTCCACCCCTGCGAGATGCCGACTACCTGCTCTTCGTCGATCTCAACATCGGCCAGCGCATCCAGCACGGCGCCGATGCCGGCTGGGTCGAGCCCGACCTTGTCGAGCAGGCCGGCCTGATTGATCCTGGCGACGATGGCAGCCAACTGGTCCACGTCGTCGCCGATCTTGTCGACAATGGTTACGTCTCCGACTGCCTCCAGATCCTTCAGGCGCGGCGCCTCGGATTTTCGGCGCTCCAGCACCGATGGATGGGCCCAGGCGTGAGACCAGTGCAACCAAGTGCGGGACTCGCGCACCCGGCCAATCACTGCCAGGCCGAGCAAGTCATCAAGGCCGCCGCCGTCGACACCGACATCGATGACCTCGCACTGCTCGAGCAAGTCGTCCAGCGTCATGCCCTCTCTGGCCTGGGGCTCCCAGAAGGCTGCGCCGACCCAGCTGTCGGACATGAGGGCCAGGCCAATCTCGATGTTGAGGTGCTTGGCCAGGAAGCCGCGCATCTCCGCCTCGCCGTCGATCTCCGCCTGCATGTGCAGACGCTCAAGCGTGGGGCGATCGACCGAGTAGTTGATATTCGGGTTGACCAGGTGGAAGTTTTCAGGCTTCCGGGCTTCACCGCTCTTGATCATCTCTTTCGAGAACTCGTAGATGATCGGCAGGAACCGGTTGTCATCGATCCGGCCATCGCGCACGCCGCGGGCATAGTTCAGCTTCGACCTGAAAACGCCTGCAGGTGGTTCGTTCGACTGCGTCGTCAGCCAGATAATGAAGCCTTCCGGACGAGACAGCAGCCCGCCCGTGGCTTCACGGATCATGTCCGCCGCCTTGGGGTTCTTGCCGAACAACCAAGCTTCGTCGATCAGCACGCCGACAGCCTTCTTGCCGCCGACCACGTCACTGTCCGCCGCCACCACCTTCAAGGTGGCCCCCGTCTCGCGATGGGTGATCAGCCGAAGATGCGGCTGCACATGCAGCAAGGCCTTCAGCTCATCATCGTTGTTGACCATGTCCTTGGCCGGGATGAACGAGTTGTCGGCAATCTCCTTCGTAGGGGCCAAGATGATGAACTCTGCCGAAAGACGCCAGTTGCGAATCAGTGCCGTGAGCATGATGCCGGCGGCGATTGTCGACTTACTGTTCTTCTTCGGGATGCACAGCATTACTTCGCGGATCAGGCGCTCGCCGGTTTCGCTGTTGTAGCTGCCGAACACCGCACCTGCGAAGGCCAGCACCCACGGCGCGCAAGATGCCTCAATCGTCGGGCTGCCAGGGGCATCGACAATCTTCAGCCCCTTGAACACCTCAAGGCTGGCTTCCGCTTCATCCGGGAAAAGCGGCTCAGGGATTATCGACTCGCCGGCAGCCAGTAGCCGCCACCAGTCCGGGCAGGCAGTAGTCCATTGCATGACTTACCCCTTGACCATACTGAGTGACGGCTTGCCTGCCGGAGGCTTGCCCTGGGAGTACTTGCCCTTGCCTGCCTCTTTGGCGGCATCGGCCTTCTGCTCTTTCTTGCCTTGGTCGGCGACCTTTCCGTGCACATAGGGCATCAGCGTCTTAGCCGCTTCCAGGCGCATGCGCAGATCAGCCGAATCGGCGTTCATCAGCTCGGTAAGGAAGACACGAGGGTCGTCAGTGACGGTGAGCGTCACATCGCCCTGCTCATCATCCTCAGGGTCGTCACCTTTAACTTTTCGGCTAGGTTTAACCTGGGCGCTGCTCTCCTGCTTTTGCTTGAGCCGACGCCCCACTTCTGCGAGGACATCTGGATCTTTGGCCAGCTTGGAGCCCGCTTGCGACGCGGTCTTCTCGGAATATCCGGCGGCGATCGCCGCTTCGCGATTTGAGGCCCCCGACAGCAAAGCGTCAACAAACCGCCGCTTCTTGTCGGTTAAAGCCATGGTTAACTTTTCCTGAAACGGGAAAAAATGTGTACGTGGGGTCGGTGGCGGTCTAGCTAGATGAGAATCGCTATATTTTGACCTCCC